GGAATAGATCGCCCAGCCATAGTTGGAATTGATCTCTCCATTCTTGGAGGCGACCATCTGCCAGATCTTGGGGATGCCGCCACGGATGTCAGCGACCTTCAAAGACTGGGAATCATACCACTCGATCTCGCGGCGGACGTAGTCCCAGTTAACCTCACCGAAAATAGCGTCCTCATCTGCCAAGAAGGAGGCGCCGACCAATTCGATGGTCTTGACGCCTGTCTTGTCGTTTACGAAGTTACCAGCAGCGAGTGCAGATTTGAAGTGCTCTCGGATGTCTTTGACTTTAAGAATTGGAAGCATTGTCTTTCTTGCGGTTGGGTCGGTTCAGGAAGTCACGCTTGGGATCTTGTCCGTCGATGCCACCGCGGATGAACGAGACGGCAAAAGACGAGTAGTTGATCAGATCTTTGGCTGAATCTTCGAGAGACTCGAAGTTGGGATTGTAGTTGGGATCGTTTTCCATGGCCTCGAGCACCGAACGCATACGAAGGATCTTGGTATGCATGATGTCCAGGATGGAAGCAAAGCCGCGCGGATAGTAGTCCGCTTGACGGATCGTGCTGTTAGGATTCTGATAGTCGTTAGACTTCTTGAGTTGCAGCTCGGCACACTCGTGGAGAACTTTGATGGATTCCTTCATAGTGTTAGATCTTAAACTGTGTGGGATGAATGTAAATCATAAAAAGATTTTACCGAGATTCCTGGAGTGAATACGATTCTTGTTCAGAAAGGAATCTCCCTTAGTGTAAATGGATGGCCTGCGTAAATCCTCGTCGTTCAGGACTTCAGCCTTGATGATTCCTAGGAAACCGACGTCGGCTTCATAGGCCTCGAGGTCTATGTTCTGGATTCCGTAGAATGCCACGTAGTCGAGCATTCGCTGCTTAGCACAACGTGTAACGTGCCTGAACATCTGGTCGTTGAACGAGATCCAACTACGGCCCTCGATCGGTCGCACCTTGACTTCAACGCGAGCAGACTGGGAATCTAGCTTCTCGTCAGCCCATGAACAGTAGCTGCGAACGGCGTGGTTGGTGCAGGTTACGTCATACGCAAATCCTGGACATTCCTCACGGGTGACTCGGTGGCCCGACGTTCCTTCAATGAATAACTGCTGACCGAACGTTCCGACCAAAGAGTTATTGATCTTCGTCTGAACAGTGTCGCGGTAATTAAGGCTACGAGAATTCTTGAAGAGCTCAGTACCTTCTGCGATAGCGAAGGCAATAGATTCTGGTGTAAGTTTGACGCGAGCCATGATCAGTTCCATTTGTTGTAACGATCCTTGCGGACGTAGCTGCCTTTACCGCGGCGGGGTTTGTGGACCTGACCACCGAGGTTTAGGCCTGAGGTGAAGATCGAACGGAGCTTCAGCTGAGATTGTTGAACGAGTTTCATAAATCAGGAAACGGGGGTCCAGCCCTTAAGGCGACGCGGAAGGCCGAGAGCGGTGCGGACGGTGTCCTCGCTGGCAACGTAGGTCTTGCCGTTGGTCTGAGAGACGAGGCTGAACGGCTTCGCATAACGAGCGCGCTTGTAGCCGCCGATCTTGAAGGTGTCGTTGCCGATGCGAACTCCGGTCTCGAGATGCTCGGACTTCAGGCCGAGCCACGTGAGATTGGCGATGAGGAACTCGCGCTCGTTATCGACAACCTGACCGTTCTTGTCGATGGTGGCCATATCGACCGTGATCGAGGCGGACTTCTGCCCGAACTTGGCACGACCAGCCGTGAGCTTGATGCCATGGCGGTTCTCGATATCGCGGATAGCGTGCTGCAGCTCGGCGCGAATCATCTGGATCGTGGTCTTGTCAAACGTAGTGATCTTCATCGTGAGACAATCCTACCAAGTCCTCAGTAAATGTACAGCTCTAAGAATTACCTAAGTCGTTGATACCCAACAGCCGTGCAAGCTATTGAGCATCAACTGCTTACGGTGCGATAGGCGTACTCAATGGCACGTTCTGCCTCGACCTTCAACGGCCGGTTCTGGTAGATCCTCGACGACTCTGCATCAAGCTGCCGAATAAGCTCAGCGATCTCGCTAGACGAGATCGGGTACTTCTGACGAATTGCGTTGCACGCGATGCTCGTCATGATCTTGTAGATCATCAAGTATCGGCCGGATCCATCGGTGTTCGCAATGATGCGGTACTGGTTCACCATCTTCTTGTTGACGAACGGGCAATCTCGATACGAGGACCACGTGATCGAATGGTTCGTCATCTTCTCCTTCTCCATCTCTAGGATGGCTTTCTGGATACTCTCAGGCAACCTGTCCATGAAAGACTTCCCTTGCTTGTCAATGTAGGGATATTGCGCCATGAGGTCGAACGGATTCATCCACTTTCCAACATTCGTGAAGATGAAATTGTTGGCATTCGGATACTGAGCAGGAACGTAGTACATCCGGCTAAGATCCTTTGTCTGCTCATCGGCCATACCTCCAAAGTGTTTGTTGAGAGCATACCAGAAATGGCGGATCTCCTTGTTTCCGACTGATGAGGTAAGTGGAAACAGCACGCGAAACTTGGGCTTCTCAATGGTGGACGAAGCCGTGGAGTAGCAGATGAAGTAGTACTGGCGATACGGCTCCAACATATCATCCAATGGCTTGTCTGCTCGGTCAACGTCAAGTGCAGCCCATCCAGCCCACTGAAGCACATTTGCGTTTGCCCGAGTAGTTCCTTCAGCATAGATTGCTGGAGAGATGAGAGCTGAGGCTTTCTTCCCCCGCTCTCCCCTCTTCGGTTTACGGCCCGGCTGCTTCGATAACTGGTACAGCAATCTCTCGAAGCTGGGCCAGTTATCGAAGTCCATTCTCTTCTCGGTCTTGTTGTCGAAGATCGAGTTGAAGATGGTCAGGCTATAGGTCATTCTAGGCGATGCAGAAGTCCGACGTTATCACAGTGTGACGGTGCAGTCCAGCCTTCAGGCTTGATCAGATCTGGCAAGCCGAGAGGATTCGGTCTGCTAGCCTTGATACCAACCTGCTTCGCCATGTTTGCGGCATGCACGCGATCCCACGCGATGTAGGGATCGATGTCCAAGGCATTCAGAGTTCCGATGGCAACCACGCAGAGATCGATCAAGGCGTCAGTGACGTCCTCCATCTCATTCGTATTCTTCATCTCATCCAGTTCTTCCTGGAGGAAACGAATACGGAACTCGAGGAAAGACTTGAGTGTCTCCGCGTCCATCTCGCGCACGACTTTATTCACACCAAACTTGGTGTGCATGTCGGCGATATCCTGTGGCCAGTCCTTAGACATTCGCGGATCCCTTCGGCTCCTCTGGGAGATCAGTACTGAAATTGAATTCGGTCTGAACATTCGGAGTAGGATCCGTCGTCTGTGTGTCAGGCTCCGGTTCCGTCGTCTGTGTGTCAGGCTCCGGTTGATCATCCTGAGGATAATCAAATTCAGCTTCGTCGTGCTCGACAAACTGAATGGTTCCATGGTCGAGGTAGAAGCCGCAGCCCTTCAGGAAGTCCTGAAAGGACGCGCAAAGCTGATCTACGGTGAGATCATCTACGTTTAGCTCAACAGTGACAGTCGTCGGAGGAGAATAGAAGTCTCCGTTCCAGCTCTTATGCTCTGGCCTGGTTTGTGTGAATATGTAGGACATATTGGTATCTTATTTGGTTGTGGTTGGATGTAAATCAAGAAAAGAATTCTTCGAGGCTGGACGTTTGCTCGCGCTTCCAGCCGATTGCATCGAAGATGATTTCCAGCGGATCGAGGTACGTCTTCTGAAACTGAGTGTCATAGTCGACGTATGTATGCAGACCAAGTTCCTTCGGGAGAATGTCTGAGAACGAGATGACGTTCTCCTGGATCGGATTCGGCATGCGAAGGTAGATGAATTTGATCTTCTCGCCATTCTTCAGGAGCTGGTACTTGTTCTCGAGACCGCGGTCCTTGAGCATCCGATTAAAGAGCAAGCAACCGCGGATATGGATCGGAGTACCGGAGGCATAGATGTCGGTCACTCGAGCATAACCAGAGATGTCAGAGGCCGAGCGTGGGAACGCCACGTCCTCGGGCGGGAGGCTACAAAAGTGGTCACGAAACTTTGAGACTTCAGCTTGAGCATCGACCTCGGTCTTCGTCATGATCACTTCGAACATCTTCTTCAGGGCATCACGGCATACTCCAGGGGTCGAGGATTTAACAGCCTCAATTCCCATCACCTTGATCTTCGGCTTGGCATATTGCACACCCTCGTTGTTGTGAACATTGAGGATGTATCGCTTCTTGGCAGTCCAGATTCCGCGGTCAGCGATCGCCTCGCGCTTCATGCCCATACGGTTCTCAGGACAATTCATCAGCTTAGCCAGGTCATCGTAAGCTCTCTTGAAGATCGGTTCCATGCCCTTGCCGCAGAACTCATCCAAGAACTTAACCGGGTTCTTCGGAGAGAACATCTGGATGACGCGCTCCATAGAGACATAGACTGAGTCGGTATCGATGGCAACCACGAAGTCGATCGGTTTGCCATTCGTGCCAAGGACGTCGTTCAAATACCGGTTGACGGCCTGCTCGGCCCAACGGATCGCCAACTGACCGGATAGGGTCACGGCCTCGGCCACTCGCAGGTCGAAGTAACGGAAGTGCTTGTTGCCGAGCGCACCGTAGAGTGAGTTCAGCAAGATCTTCACCGCCATCTGCTGGTTCTCCAGGCGAGTGATGTTACGCTCGCACTCAAACCTAGAGTTCTTGTCGTCCTTTGGGATCGTCTCTAAGCGCTTCTTCTCGGAGATCATCTCCTTCTTGAGGCGGACTCGTCGGTCGTAGATCTCATTGATGATTCGAGGAATGACGCCGCGCTTCTCAGGATTGAAGTGGACACCGTTAGCTGCCATGATGGCGTTCGAGATGTCCGGATTGTAGGGGCGATTCTCAAGGATCACATCAGGGTTCATGTCAGGAGTAACGACCGGAAGGATCGTCTCAGGTGACATGTTGTATTGAATGATGAGATTCGGGTACAGCGAGTTGAGGTCGAACGAGCAGATCCAATTGTGCATGCCGACCTTAGGATCCTTGACATAACCACCAGCGAATTGAGTCTTGGGCTGCTCCTTGGACTGAGGAATAGTGATGGCCTTTCTGGCCAGGTCGCGAAAGATGATGGAGTCCCAGATCGCAGTGGTTCCAAGCGTATCGGAGTAGTTGACACCTCCCATGTAAGCCAGCGTCATGACCAGTGTGATGAGACCCAGCTTGTCCTCGAGACGGTCAACGATGTCGACGTCCTTGATGTTGTAATCGACGAACTTCTGGAAGTTGTGCTCGTACAGATTAGCCAGAGATCCATACTCGGCATAGGACAACTTAGCATCACCTAGAACAACGTGTGCGATGTGACCTAGCTTGTAGGATTCCTGCTGGCCATAGGTATTGAGCGTGAACTTCTGGAACAGATCGAGATAGTCAAGCTGAGAGATGCCGAGCAGATCGAACATCTTGACCTGACGACCCTTGATCGAGACCTCACGAGGCTCAACCGAACCCCAGGGAGAAAGCTTCTTCGTCATGTCCGGACCGAAGACCCGTTCGAGCCGGTTAACGATGTACGGAATATCGAAGAGGCGGGTATTCCAACCGGTCAGAATGTCTGGGCAGTGCTCAGGCGAGGAGAACCAAAGGACGAAGTTAGCCAACATGTCCTTCTCGAAGCGGAACTGCCGATACTTGACCTTGCCCTTGTAGATCGACTGCTCTTCATCAAACTCCTTGAGACCCCAGATATGGAAGATGCCATCGATGTTGTTCTTGATAGTGATCGTGCTGATGGCGTGAACAGCATCCTCAGGCTTCGGGAAGCCGTCGTTGGAGATCACCTCGATGTCAAGTGAGGCAACGTTGATGATCGCACGGTCGAAATGAATCTCGTCAGGGAACTTCTCCTGCAAGAACTGGCAAACGTAGCGAGTGTTGCCATAGATCTTGAAGGTGTCGATGCTCTCGTACTTCTCGACAAACTCCTTGGCATCTCTCATCGAGTCGAACTTATGGGGTTCGACCGGAGTTCCGTCGAGTGCAGTCCAGGTTGTCTTCTTCAGCTTGGAAGGAAGAAAGAGAGTCGGCTTGAACCGAATCTTCTCCTGAACCCGCTTGCCATCCTTGTAACCCCGATAGAGGATGTTCGAGCCGAATCGACTGACGTTGGTGTAGAAATTCACGCTCACAGATCCTAGCACAAAAAAGGCCGGCCGTACACACAAAAGTGCCGGCCGGCCAGGTCAATTACTCAGTATTTCAGTCCTTCAGAAAATCCTTCTTGGTCTTGAGTGCACCAATCTCGATTTTCTTCGGGCGCTTTTCTTCTGGAACGATGCGCTCCAGATTGATTGCCAGAATTCCATCGGAAAGCGAGGCACTGACTGCCTCGACGTATTCTCCGAGGGTGAAGTTGCGAGTGAACTCACGGGAAGAAATTCCCTTGTGGGTATACTCGCGGCCGTCTTCTTTCTTGCCAGTGATCTTCAGCACAGAATCCTTGAACTCGATGTTCAAATCTTCCTGCTTGAAACCAGCTACGGCAAGCTCGACGATGTAGTGATCGTCGTCCACCTTCACGATGTTGTGGGGCGGATAGTTATTCTGGGTTCCTGTTGTCCACAACGCTGAGTTCATTTGATCGAACAGTCGATCAAAGCCAATCGTGTAGGCAGTTGGGAACGTATACGCGGTCGTATTACCTGTTGTCGTTGTCATCTGAGTTTCCTCCAGTTAAGCGAGGTTATGTTACTGACCCGGCAACCCCAATTGGGCATCACCGGTTGCTGGCGGGATTGCCAGCAAAATTATTTATCTGATTTCGTGTTACCGATCGAATACTTCGGAAGCAATTCCCAATTAGCTTTTTCCCTGTGTGGGATGATCTTAATCTGACGTAACGGCGCCTTATCCTTCGACTGGTCTGGATTTACGACTGTAACCAGACCCCAATCAGAAAGCAGAGTAGCAATAGTGTTTCTCCGTTGGAGATCATTGACTGTGAGATTGGACGGCTTGCCATCCAGTAAAAAAAGTTCTTTGAAGTGGACAATGAAGTATCTCCCCTGTTTGTGAAGAATGTGACAAGATTGGTAGAGCTTATTCGTCTCTTTGCGAGATGCCACACCGATTCGGGTGAGAGTCTCTCTAACCTTAAGAAAATCATCGGGTTCGGACAGCGTGATCTCAAGCATCATGGCGGGAGTCCACTCGACTGGTGTCTCCTCGATGCTTAGATTTGGCTGTGTTGGTTTGCTGGTTTCCACCTGTGTTTAGTTTACGTTTGAGATCTTCGATTTGCGAAGCACTCAAGATCGACAGGGCAGCTTTGGCCTTTTCATTACTGTAGCCATAGTATTCCTTAACAATCAAGAGGTCATCGTGCTCGTGGGGTTTAAGCCACTTGCTGAAGCGTTTCCGCTTACGAACACTATTTATGCAGAAGTCGAATTGGAGACGGTTATCCAGATGATGATTCCGGTTCATCTCGTTGGCCACCAGAACGGTGTCTACGAAATAAGATAGACCACGGTTGACCATGAATGGGACGTACTGCTTCTCAGCAATGTCGTCCACCATGATATCCTTCTTAGTGTCGTTGATGCTATTGAGGTATTCGAATGGATTCATTACCAGTGCCTGATTACGCCTGCCACAATAAACGCATTCGTCACCATGTAAACTACCAAGATGAAAGTGCGAATTGCTGCGACGATGTTTGCTTCATGATTATCCTGAGAGGCTTTCTCTCCCAGAGCTTTAGCCCATAGTCTCCACATGATTATTTCCATTCGACTGACGCCATGAGTTCGGTCATACATGCCACGGTGTTTAGTTCGTGGTCAGCGACAAACGCATCCTTGTACTGGTAGTCTGCCAAGATGAGAACGATCTGAGGGATCGACTGCGGCTTCGCATACTCCGACATGTTGTCATAGATCTTGCGGAACAAAGTCTGCCGTTCCACATCAGCGTGCTCGACCACCCAAGCGCGCATGTCCTTGAAGTTCTTCTCCTTCAACGCGGATACGAGCGTCTTCAGATTGCTGTCATCTAGATTAGACAGGAGACCGGTGTCGATAGAACCACTGGCGGCATAACGCTGGCACTCGTTAAGTATTCGTCTCCAATCTGGAGCGAACTTCATGATGAGTTCAACGAGGACCTTCGTCTCGTACGTGATCCTTTCAGCCTTCAGGATCGTGGTCAGACGCCGATGAAACTGGCCGCATAGATCTACCAGTTGGCTCTTGCTGGTGTTGAACTCAACGACAGAGCAACGTGAGTGGATCGGTTCGATGATCCTGTTGCGAAAGTTGCAAGTCAGGATGAAGCGGCAGTTGCTCGAGAACTCCTCGATGAACCCACGAAGAGCAGGTTGAGTCGATTGGGGATTCAGGTAGTCTGCCTCGTCGAGGATGACAACCTTCGGTCCGTCTGAGTTCAGAGAGACCGTAGAAGCAAACTGCTTGATCTTGTTGCGAAGTACGTCGATGCCCGACTCCTCCGATCCATTGATCAGCAGGTAGTCAAGATTGAGCTCGTTGCAGAGAGCACGAGCTACTGTGGTCTTGCCTAGACCAGCGGTTCCGGTCAGCAAGAGATTGTGTAGAGATCCGGACTTGACGATACCGCCAAAGAGCTTCTTCAGCTCAGACGGGAGGATGCATTCGTCAACGGTCTTCGGACGGTACTTTTCAACCCAAAGGAATTCAGTTTGGCTCATAATAAAAAAGAAGGCGCGTTCTTTACAGACTACGCGCCAAAAGTCCGATCGGATGTACTACTAT